ATTCTTCCAGTTGTTTACAAATGTTATTGCCACCTGCGTGTCATTCTAATAGGTTTTAATGAATTTGTGTCAACTTCTTCTGACCAACCCTGAGCCTCTACCTCCCAAATGTCATTTACGGCTGCAGTTGAATCAAAGTTTGTTCCAGAAAACCTGACTTGCAGACCTGACGATAGACTTTGATAGTCTCCATTTATAATCTCATCAGTAACAACTTGATTTCCATCATTCATTCCAAGCTTGTCAGCATCTTTAACCCATACGGAATATTTAGCAGTACCAATAGCCCCACCTGTTGTGATTTTAATTTTTATTAAATCAAATGTACCAGTATAATGACCACGAGTATCTACAGGTCTAACTGTACCTGTATAAGTCACATCCCTAATTACACCTTTAGAAGCATCAGCCGTATTTTGATGAGAAAGGGCAGCCTTTCCATTATTTAAAGCATCTATATTCCCTTGAGCCTCTTCCATTATAGATGAAGCCATCTCACTTGTTGGGTCTGTAGCTCTAATCATTAAAGCAGCACATAAAAGTGCAGTAGTCCTAATAATCATATAATCAAAATTGCCTGACTTGTCTTTTAGCTGATTTGCAGGTAAGTTTGGGTCTAACATTGAATCTAAATATCTGCTTGCATCAGTTCTGAATTGAGTAACCATTGCGGTAAATTCTTGCCCTGACTCCATAAGCAAATCAGCAGGATTTGAAGCATCATTGTAATAATAAACAACATCATTGGTAGAATCATAATACCACTCATCATTAACATTTACAGCACCAGATGATGATTGTGCTGCCCCTAAATCCTTCCCGTCTGCAAATAATTGATTCACTAACCCACAATCGTGGGCAACATAAAGTGAACCAGAAGATACTTCCCAACCGTAAATGGGAGCTTTAGTATCAAATTCATCTACTTGAGGGAATACTCGTTTTAATTCTTGATGGGTACAATAAATCGGTGCAGTTGCCATCCAACCCCCTAAATTTTATTTAAAATTATGCTTGTAATATACAACTTATTTCTCCTCTTAAACAAGACTACCTGCCTCGCTTCTTCTTCTTCTTTTTTTTCTTATATACCATTAGAACACCTCTACTTTAAGACTTCCAGTCATGCGATTGTTGTGTACGGTAGCATGAATTGCTGTCAATGAGTTAGCTCTTGCGGCTTCATCAGCATCTCGTTTTCCACTAAAAGGACCTGAATGCAAAACACTTACTTTGAATTGAGAGAAAGGATAATCACATGTAAAGTCCAATGCTCCAGTTTCATAATTAATAGTTCCCACTTTTTTATTGCCCTGCATTAATGAGCCGTCACCTCTGTCGTGTATAATATTCTTTAAGTTAGGACTTTCAGCAAAAGTAACATTGTCATATAATGGAGAATCAGGAACTTTTGCGGCAACTGCTGCAGGAACATCTGCAGGGAAACGACCAAAAGTATTTGTTCCATCAAATAATTCATCAGTACCTGAAGTACCATCCGTATTTGTTGTTATTGCTATAGCCGATGCTGCTGTATTTTGTCCACTTGTAACTCTAATATTCCCATCTACAATACCTATAGTGGCTTTTTTCTTATATCCGTTTTTTGCAGCATTATAATAAAGGGCATCAATAGAATCCTGTATCTTCCTTAACACACCGTCAGAGCCGCCAAATTTTAAATTAGAGCCAGTTGTAAATGTAATCTTGTCGGTTGTCCCTCCATCTATTGAGATAGACATGTAATATGTGGTTGAGGCTGTCAATCCTGACAATGTTGAGCCAGTAATGTCACCATCATTAGTTATGTTCTGGTATCCTGCCTCATAAAATAATAACATAACGCTGCCTGCGGTTATTCCAAAAGTTGCAGTTGAGTCGGTACGACCATATCCGTACAAGTTACGAGCCTTAAACCTTCCTTGTCCATCAGTAGTTGGCACGCTAAATAAAGCAGCAGTTCCAGACTGCGTACTATATACACCCATATACTCGTTAAAGAACGGGAAATGCACACCCACATCATCAATGTGACCTGTTGTTTGATTGTCTTTATCTCCATCAACCGTCCCAAACAATGCTCTTTTAACAGTCAATGCATGGGTGCTAATCCCTGTAATTTCTAAAATTTCTATTTGAGTTGCTGTTGTTGAAGCTGTTGTTCCAAGCTGAATAAAATCACCTACCCTAAAGTATCCCCCAGCATCAACGGTTATTTCAGTTTCCCCAGCTTCAACTGCTGCATCATTTAATGCAGTTCCAGAAGCCACATAATTAGTAACATCTGTAAAGTCTACAGCAGTTCCATCATAAACTTGTCCCAGTGCTGCAGTTGGAATAATACCTCTTAAAGGAGGAATAACTGTCTCATCAGGCAGAATCATAGATTGCAGGTAATGAACAGTCCCATCAGCAGTCTCTCCGCTATAACTCTCATATCCAAATAACGCTATAACAGGAATATCTCCTGTATTAGTAACCTCTACTCTTTGAGGGTCTGAGGTTTTTACTGAATCGTTAGCAGCAGTTTTACTTATACTTAATACTTGAGTTACAACTGTTCCTGTTGCAACATAAGAAACGTCTTTAGTGACACTTTCTATTGGCACTGTTGGTTTTTGCCCGTTCCTGTTTATTTGTCTTTGACCGCCTGTATTTAAAGGTGAATCAATACTTCCTTCCCCTGCCATAATTTACTCCTATCTTAAATGATATACTAATTGCATATTAACTGATAAATCTGCATTTGTGCCATTTTGATGAACAAATGCCATAATCACTTTTCCAGCATCTACATCAGCACTTGAAACTGTTAAATTTTGTATATAAGCCTGTTCATATCCAGCTCCTGCTACTGCTCCTACTGAAGCACAATTCTCTGTGCCTGATGATAAGTCCCCTCCTGTTGCACCATTTGATGAATCAACTGTATAACTCATAACTGAAAATTTTACTGTATCCCCACTTGATGCATCAGCCCCATACCAAACATTACAAGAGTCAATAGTTATGTTTATTGGGACATAAAAAAAGCAAGGAACAACATCATCAGCAGTTGATGCGATAGTTAAAGATGTTGCAGGTGATGAGCCTGTGCCAAATTCAACTGCTGTACCCCCTAAACGCTGCCCTGCTGGTAGAGCTGTCCACGTATTTGTTGAAGAAGGTAAAGCTGAAGCTGAAGAAAATCCAAATTGCTGAATCTGTGTATTTACAATACGTTGCCCAATCCCTGCTTTAATCAAATCATTAGTTGAATCAACTGTAAATAGAGCATTATTATCAGAATCTTTTACCTGAAAGGCAGTAGTCGTATCATCATTTTGTGGCTTTACACCCAAAGTATCATCTGATAGATATATTGCACTTGCTGTTCCTTCTCCATCCACAACATTTTTTGAACCTGTATCAACTCCATTGTTTGAATTGTTCATCTGCAATAAATCTTTATATGAAGCTGCTTTTGTTTTACCTGTTAAACTCATAATCTTCCTTAAAAATTAGTACCAAAAAATATTGCATTATCTGTTGGTGTTACTGTTGCTAATGTATAATCAATATATGGGTCTCTGCTTGTTCCTGTATAATTAACATAATAAAGCCCATTTTTAGTATCAGTTGCTGTATTTGGGTCAACATTTTTTAAATCATAGTCATAATTCATTAAACAAACATATAAAGTATTATCATTCTCCATATCAGTTAAAGCATCACTCGTTAAGGTAATATCATTATATCCACTTGACCAAGTTGAAATCTCACTTGAATATTTTGTAACATTACCCTCATTATCAACCCCACTACTATTCCATCCCTCTATTGCATCAAAATCAGCTCCTGATAGGTTTGTTATATCTGAATTTGACTTAACTGCAATTAAATCTCCAGTAGTATATGACCTTCCATAAATCTTTAATGTTGCACTATCTACTGTTCCTGTTATACCAGATGTATCAAAATAAAAAAAAGACCTAAATATATACCAAGTAGCTGCACCTCTTGCTGTTGTTTTATAAGCTGCAGCTCCTGAAGTTGAAGAAGATGCTGTACCAGTACCCCAAAATGATGCTCCTGAATTATCTCTACAATGTGCAAAGCTTGTAGTTGATGAAGCTCTAGCATAACCATCATTAGTATGTGCATAAACAGTAGCCACTATAAAACCACCTTTGGCATATGATAAGTATTGGAATTAAAGTAACTATTCTCATCAGGTGTTACAGATACATCTTCAAAACTTACTGAATCAAAATTATGTTGATTTGGTTTATCTGTATAATTGTTCCAATACGTGATTTTAGCTCCTGATTTAGATTTAGCGATAGCAAAGTCTTTAAAAGAACCTAAATTATCATCTCCATAAGTGTCAAGAAATATGCCATCATAAGTAGATAAACCATCAACACTACTCCAGTCACCTTCTATAATAGTAACATTAGATTTTCCAGATGCCCAAGCATTTAACTTCTCTAATATCTGTGGATGTATCTCAATAATAGTATGTGAATTAACTCCTTGAGCTTGTATATAATCAGCACATATGCCCATACCAAAACCTATTTCTAAAATATCTCCTTTTGACTGACAAACATATTCAGCACTCTTTTCCATTATAGGAGATTCCCAAGACATCATAACCTCAAGTTCCCCTTCATTAGTTATCTTTGTATCTTCAAAGGTTAATATTTCGTCTTTAAATGCCATTAGAAATTCTGCGATATTGTCCCATATGCGATTTCATTAGTAGCATCCCAATAAAAAGAGGCTATATCTACCTTATCAGCAGTTGTTGTTAGTGTTGGATTAGAGCCTCCTGCCCATTTAACACTTGCACTTCCACTAGCTGCAGCCCCACCAGAGTCATAAGCCTTATAGTTTGTAATGGTTCTACTGCCTGTACCATCTTGCTTTAAAACAATTTGAAAGTTTCCTGAACCTGCTGGGAAATTAAGAATTAAATTTGTAATATTACCTGTTAATCTTAAATACAATTTATTAGAATATTTAAAATTGCAGTTGGTGGATGTAGCATCAAAAGTCATCTCATCTTGTGTGAAAGTTGCACAAGCATCTCTAAAATTAAAACGTCTTTCAGTAATACTATTCTTTAAAGTTACAAGCAACTCTCCTAAAACATAAAACGCTAAACTACTATTGTCAGTGCTTGTCCCAATTTTATGTTCTCTCGCATCACCTTCACTGCCACCTAAATAAATTTCATTTTTACTGAAAATCGTATCCCCAACAACATTTCCAACAGCCTCTACATTACCTTTTACTCTAATATCATCAGTAGACATTTCCAATGCACTCATAGTCCCATCTGAATCCTTTACAGGTTTTAGATTTCCATCAACGGGGTTATCTATTTCAAGGCGTTTAGGCATTATAATGCTTTCTTAATCGCCCCTTTAAGTACACCTTCAATAGTATCATATACTGCATTCAATGCTTTTTCTTCTGTTTCCTCTGAAATGAAAGGAATATCTATATTCTTGTTCAATGCATCTACTACTTCTTTTTGTAATTCGTCTCCAAATATCTCATCAATTATATCATCGCCTAAATTGCCAAAAATACCCATTATTTCTCCTTGTTTTGTTTTTCTAATTTGTCAACTCTCTCAACAAGAGCATCCATTTTATAATCTAAATCATTCATGTCAAAAACATATTCTAATATCTTTTTAATAACGCTTGGACTAAAAAACCTCAATAAAGTAGATACGATAGAAAACATTACTTATTCCTCCACTCTTTATATTTCAACCCTAAAGTCACAAGCCCAATCGCAATGCCTATACATATGGAAATAAAAGTTGCAACAGGTGTCAGTATATCTACCCACCCTAAAAAGGCACTTCCGAAAGAGCTTACCATCCCTATCTGGGGATGAGAACGAAGCGTATCTAACATATTATTTTTCCCCTTTTTTCTTTAAGCCGTTCCCAGATAAGGCTTGGACTATTTCAACTAAAGACTGATAAGATGACCGCATATCAGCTAAACTTTCCTTAATATCTATCTGTAATTCTTTTTGTTGAGATATAAGTGTCACTATAATAGACTCTAATCTATTTTGAGACTCTTGCAAATCATCCATAAAAAACTTTTGAATAAACTGTGTTTGCTTCCATATAAACCACATGCTTGCACCTGCAACACTAACGGGAACTCCGAGCTTCTCAACTATATCAATAAATCCCATTTCCATTTATTTGTTCCCATCTATCAGTTCACCCCACACAGTTGCTTTTCCGTCAATTATTTGAACAACATCCACAGTAAATCTCCCTTTGTCATAAAAATCTATTATAGCAAAAGCATGACCCCAATTAATCTTTCTATTGCCGAGCCAAGCATTCTTCTCCGCACTCATATCTTTTAAGCATCCAATACTCCAAGCACCTTTAGCTCCATCCATATGAGTAGCAGTCATATACTGTAAATCATGCCAGTGTCCATACATAACATTACCACCAAGCTTACGTAAGTGATTAGCAGCATGGTATTGACCACCATAATGATGCCCATGATAAAAATTCATTTTACCTATTTTAAGAAGCTTTCCACAATTATGGAATTTGTATCCACGTTCTTTAAGTTTTAAGGCAGCAGCAGGCATATATTTAGGTAAATAGGGATGCTCTTCAACAAACATTTCTAACCATAACTCATGATTGCCTTCACAAAAATGCTTCTCTTCGCAGTTCACCTTGTCGAGAGCCTCATCAATAATATCCATTCCATTATTCACATCAATCACATCTGTTTCAAGCTGTGGTATCATATGCTCAAGAGGAGGCTTCCGTCTTCGTTTCCACTTCCAATGCGAAAAGTTCTCCCACTCCCCTGTATCGCCTAAGTCGATATAAATATCGGGTTTGACGATTTCGATAGCCCTGCAAACTACATTGATTGCAGGCATATCAGCATATGGGAAATGTTTATCAGGTGTTACTACTGCTCTTCTAAGAGCCGATTTTCTCAACCTGATTCCTTACTATGTTTGATAATTCTGTAGCTCTATTAGGCGTTTGTTTTGCCCATAGACTGTCAAGCATTTCATCAGCAGCTTCATTCCAATCGCCTTCTTGCAGTGCTGATATTGCTTTTCTAAATTTTGAAACTCCCGTAACACCAAGCTGATAGCACATATTAACTATAACTTCCTGTACTTCAACTGGCATATCTTCAAGCCACTTGAATCGACTATTAGCGTTACGTTTTAATTTTTCTAATTTTCTAATAAGGATTTCTTCTGCAATATCCTCATCCAATATAAGGTCTTTTATTGCAAAACCATATCCTATAGTTGGTATGCCAAGAGAATCGTCATAAACATGTTCAACAAATCCTTCGTGGTGCTTAATAGCTTCTAACAGGCTCTTCATTAAAGCTCAATATGAAATCTAAATGTTAAATCAGAAGCCCCATAAGTAACAGCACCCCCAATTATTGCACTAAAATAAACAGAAGTAGAGTCTGGTGCTGCCTGTAAAAGAAATGGCATCCTGCCTTTTGATTGTGTTTCAATAGCAGGCATATTTATCATAAAATCACCCATATCTAATGCAGCATCATCAGGAATTTCAACCCAACCTAAAAATCCTGCGGCTGCCCCTTCTGCTGCTGTAATGTTCATTGGGTCATTAGAACTTTCAAGTGATTGAGCATTTGATAAAAGCATAATCTCCATTGGTGTGGATGATGCTTTCTTTGAATTAACTGTTACATTTATCAGTTTAGAACAACCACCTTTTCCAATCACAGCATTAGGAATCTCTTGGTAATTAAATAAAGCATCTCCATCATTATACGCACTTCCATGCAATGTAGGAGTCACATCTATAATTTTTTTTGATACTGAAACTAATGGACCTGACATTATTTATCTCCCTTAGACTTTTTTGGGGACTTAGCTTTTGGCTTGTCAAATTCTTCCCAGCCATTTTTCTTGGCTTCTTCTACATCTGAAATTTTAAATAATTTAAATAAGCCCTTTCTGTTAGGGCTTTTCATTTTGACTTGATTCATTTTTACCTTTCAGCGATTAAGTATAGGGGGGAGCAATCCCCCCCCATACACTATTTTGATTAACTACCCTTACGAAGCAGGACTACATAATGCAAACACTCTTTTGTTTCCATCAGTAGAGTTACCAGTAACTGTACAACCATAAACACTATCAGCAACAAATCTTGTTGACAATGAAGATAGGTGATAATCACTTTGAACACGAGCTTTCATTCCAGCAGCATATGCAATATGAACAGCATCTTTATGAACTAATAGTCCAACAAGTTTTTCACTTTCATTATCTACTCCGTTAGCACTAAAGTTACCAATAGGTGTTCCATTTGAAGATGTAGCAGTAGTAGAACCAGCATCCCAAGATGTAAAGTTGTTTGAAACAACAACATCTACACCACCAAGTTTACCAGCATAACCGCTAATAAATGGAACTTCGCCACCTAAAGAACCACCAACTCCATCATATCTTGCGAAGTCACCTAACTTAAATAGACTTGAATAGCATTTTGGTGTCAATACCATAGTGTAATCATCAAGACTTGAATCATTAACATGAACAGCCTCTATCATATTGGAAACACCAGTTGTAGTTATATCATATGAATCGTGGCTACCGCTCGCTAATAAGATAATATTGCCAGCACCATTACCATCATTAGTAGTACCTGCATAGTTGTATGCAACGTGTTCTAACATTTTTAAAGATACATACTGGTCAATCTTTTTAGCCAATGCATAACCAAGCTTTGATGTATAAAGATTCATAACATCATAGCTTGCCTGTACATTTGCAATGTCGGTAATTGAAATAGCACTATGAATTGCTTGATTAATATCTAATGTATAAGCATCTTCAGCACCTGAAGTTTTAGCAAATGCTAAATTACTGTCAATCAAAGTTTCAACAGCAGCAGTTGCCCCACCATAAGTGTCACTTGCAGTCAATTCAGTATGTTTTGGAAGATGGATTCTATCACCACCACCAGCAACCATAGCAGATTGGTCATTCGCTAACTTGCCAAAGACAAGATTTTTTTCCATATAGTCCATAATGGAAGCTCCCCAGACTTCAGGGATAAAGTTTTGCAAGGATGCTTCAACACCACTATCTTGCAAACCCCCAGCTAACGCTATATTATTTGTTCCAGCTAAAGCCATTTTTTATTTCTCCTTAGTTATCTTCCTTTTGCCTTTTCTGCGTAGTAGGCTCTTCGTTCAGCATCAGTCATATCACCCCAATCCTTATTTGTAGTGAAACCTTTGCTTGTGCCTGCTACTTCAGGGGCATTTGGCTTGATATTATTAATTTTATTAGTTACAAATTCAAGAGTCTCTAAATCTAATTTAGACATAGCCTCTTTCTCTTCTTCAGGAACGCTGTTTAAAAGAGTCTCACGCTTTGCAGTTTCATAACTTGTCCATTTATCAGCTTGCGATTTATATGCTTCCATTTCGCTTGCTGTTTTTTCGTACAAAGTCTTGAAATCCTCTTTCTCTTTCAGTTTAGCTTCTTCAGCTTTAGCTAATTGAGATTGAAGTTTTTTAAGCCGAGCCTCAGCATCCTGCGACCTTTTGCGATACTTTTTGCTTTCTGCAATTAATGCTCCTACATCGGTCGAATCTGTAGTTGCCTCTTGTGTAGTTCCCTCACTTACTGTTTCGGTAGCTACTTTAGCTTCTTCGGACATGCTGTCCTCCTATATATTGTTATTGAAAAATTGTATCATACAATATCTTGCATAATACAGATAGGATAACTTAAATTACTTTACTTGTAAGATGCAAGTATTAATGGATAACCAAACTCAATATAAAAAAAAATGGTTTGACTTTATGGGATATACCCCCCATTCAGGTCAAAGTAAGCTTCACTTTCCTGACAAAGATACTGCACAATTTTTTGTGATGGTATGTGGCAGAAGGTTTGGCAAAACAACCGCATCTGCAATGGAGGCAACTTATTACGCTTCCCAACCAAACAAGAAGATATGGCTTGTAGGGCTATCATATGACAAGGCTGACCTTATGTTCAGAGAGGTTTGGCAAAAGATGGTAATAGGGCGAGCGAACGATATAGAAAGAGCCTCTGAAAAGGAAAGATACATAAAGTTTAAATGGGGAACTACAGTAGAAGCTAAATCTGCAGACAATCCTGATTCTCTTGTTGGAGAGGGATTAGATTTGCTTATTATGGATGAGGTTGCTAAAATGAAAAGAAAGATATGGGACATGTATCTTTCTCCAACTTTATCTGATAGGAAAGGAAAAGGCATTTTTATAACAACTCCCGAAGGATTTAACTGGATATACGATTTATTCCTTCTTGGAAAGGTAGATGACTTATGGGAGTCGCACCAAGCCCCGACTTGGGATAACAATATAGTATTCCCTGACGGCAAAAATGACCAGTTCCTTGTTGAAAGAAAACGAAACATGTCTAAGGAGTTATATGAACAAGAATATGGTGCAATGTTTACTTCGTTTGAAGGTAGAGTTTATCCATTTGATAGGAATTTGGATATGGGTGAATTTCCCTATAATCCGAATCATCCAACTTTTTGTTCTATAGATTTTGGATTTAGAATGCCTGCAGCTTTATGGTTTCAAACCTATTTAGTTGGCGGAATATGGCATATCAATGTTATAGATGAAATAGTTCATGAACAAAACATTAAGACTGATGAATTTGCTGCAATGATTAAGTCCAAAAGGTACAGTGTTAGAGAATATTATGGAGACCCAGCAGGTATGCAGGCACAGGGACAGTCAGGACTTGGAGATATAGAAATCTTCAGAAGGAAAGGCATACAAATAAAAAGTATTAGAGATAAAGTCTCAAGAAGCATTGCTTCAGGGATAAGTCATGTTCGAGGCTTTATAGAGAACGCACAAGGACAAAGATTTGTCCATTTAGATAAAAAATGCAAAGGATTAGCGGAAGATTTAGAGAATTACCGTTATCCAGAGGCAGGTGAAGGTAAAGATTTAAAGCCTGACCCAGTAAAAGACGGAAGGCACGACCATAGTATGGATGCCTTTAGGTATTTCTTTTTAAATAGATTTCCAATTAGACAACGAGAATTAGGAGTAATTTCAAGATGATAAGTCCAATAGACATAATACAAGAGTCTGTTAAAGATTACAAGCTTCATTTAGCAAAGGAGCGTAGAAATGAAATCAGGAAGCTTCTTGATTACTATACGGGGACTGAAACAAATAAGTATATAGATGATTATTTTTCTGCTGATGCTTTTAGAGAGATTCCACTATATAATGCTAACTTTACTCGAAGATTTATTAATAAGATGTCAAGAATTTATACAGTAGGGGCTTCTCGCAACGTGAGTGATTCGTACTCCTCCTTGACTCGCAAAAAAGATGCAAAAATGAAGCACATAGAAAGAATGACTCGTCTTATAGGGTCTGTTGCAACACAAGTGATATATCGTGATGACCTCCCACAGCCATGTTTTGACTATAGACCAGTTTATTACTTTGACGTACATCTTGGCGAGAACCCCTTCTCTCCAGAAGCAATAACCTACCCAATACTAATGAATGTGAGTGATGTAGCAGATGCAGAAAAACTTCAATATGCTTATTGGGATAAAGACAGGTACATACATTTTGATGAAGATGGAAATATTTTAAATGAATATATGCATGGATATGGAGTAATTCCATTTTTATTTACACACAGAGAAGACCAAGTTGATTCCTTTTTTGTAGAAGGAGCAAATGACATTGTTAGTTGCAATGAGCAAGTAAACATAACGATGACAGAGCTTCAACTTGGATTAAGATTCCAGATGTTTGGGCAACCATTCATCACAGGAATGTATGGAGACAAAAAGTTGGAAAGAGCAGGGAGCGATACAATACTTGACTTACCCGAAGGGTCTACTTTTGGTATTGCTGCTCCTGAAGGGGATATTCAAGCGGTAATAGAGTCAGTTAAGTTTCAATTAGACTTAGTTGCCCAGAATAACCATCTATATGTGCAATTTGCTCAAGATGGTGGAGAGACTCCATCAGGAATTGCACTCAAGATTAAAGACTTGGAGAGATTTGAAGATTATCAAGACGATTTAGACCTATACCGCATGTATGAGTTTGATTTATACGATATTGAGAAGAAGATTGCATTATACAACAATATAAAACTTCCTGAAGAGTTTAAAATTGACTTCAAAGAGCCAGAATATCCAAAAACAGTCCAAGACCAAATATTAATGGACGAGCATATGTTAAAACATCATATGATTGATGAAATTGGGTTGCTTATGAAATATAACAAGGATTTAAGCCGTTCTGAGGCTAAATCTATAATTGAATCTAATAAAAATACGATAGCAGGCAATCCAATTATAGAGGGCGGTGAAATTCAATGATAAAAAGCATAACTACAAATTTTAGCTTCACAAAACTTGAAAAAGGGCTTGATAAGGCTCTTAAAGAGTTTGGCGGTACAGGAATGAGAGAATTTGCAGAGGCTGCTAAAAGAAATATAAATAAAGGTGAATTAAGACCTTTAGGTAAAGCAACTTTAGACTCAAGGGCAAGAAATAGATATTGGGGAGGCAAAAAAAATGTCCCTGCATTAGGAAACAAGCCTTTAGTTCACACAGGGGCTTTATCAAAAAGCATCAAACCAACTAAAGATGGTGTAGAGATGAATAAATATGGTATTTACCACCATCAAGGGTTTACTACAAATAAGGGAAAAAAAATACCTGCACGTCCTTTCCTTCCATTTGGACGACTTGTAGACGAAAATAGCAATGAAGCCGTATTCGGAAAAGCAAACATGCAATCATTATACAGGATATTGAATCGTATAATGAAAAAATAAGGAGAAGTATGAAAAATGAAGAGCTGGAAAAACTCATCAAAAAACTTGACTCCAAAATCGATAAAATCCTTGACGACCTATATTACGAAGAAGATAAACTTATAGAATCAACCTCAGAAGGGTTTATTGCAATGGACGGTAAATCTTACGATAAAATCTGCGAATATTTAAAGCAAAAAGATATATACCTAATGGGGATTACGTAGTATCTATGCGTGGGTATCTTGTTTTTTTATTAGGGACTACAAATTCAGCATAAGTATCACACACAGGGCAGATAAAACACGTAACCATACCTTCACCTTCATATTCACACTCGTCAAAGTTAAAGTTTTTCTGCCAAATCATCTCTGAATTGCAATTATAGCACGATACCATTCTTTTTCCCCAATTCTTCTTTTAGAAAGTTTTGAAATGGTTCGCTTTCGTTTTTATATTTAACATATAAGGCAAATAAAGCGTTATATGAGTCCATTTTCTTCTCAACTTGCTCTATTTTAACCTCAAGTTCTTTTTTAGATGTCTTTTTTTTCATCTTCCCTCCTTTTTATTTCTTCTTGCCATGCAACACGCTGTCCTTTAGTTGGACGTTTAGCAGCAAGTGGTTCAACACCAACATCTTTGGCACGTTTCTTCCACTTATACCACTCTCTGCGTTGATTGTTGTATTTGGCTTTCTTTTTTTCACTCATAATAGCCTTTTTAATCTTCTTATTCTCATTTCTGGCACGCACTTTTTGGTTCTGTGTATTTCTTTCAGGTAAAGGCGGACTATCAATCTGAGGCATTTCATCTATAATCTCTTCAATCTCACCATCTACAACCTCTGCTACATCCACTTCTTTCATAAACTTCTCAAAAGGCGAATCTACAGTTACATTAATATTCTTAACCAATTTACCACTATGCTCCAGTACCAATCTACCAGCCTGAACATTACCACTCTTTGCTTCCCTAATCATAGCATTAAGTACCGCAGGTATCTCCCCACCAAACTCAATCATATACCTTTCGTAGACAGCCTCTACAAAATTAGGGTCAGCCCTCCAATCTCTAAGAGTGCTTAAACCTACCTGCAATGCATCTGCAACCTCTTGGTTAGTAATACTGGGATTTAAAGCATACAATTCTGCCGCATGCCGTTTACGTGGCGACTTAATTAAATTAGCCATACACAAACTCTTCCGACTTACACTCACTGCACCTTTCTCTTTCCAATCCATACGTAGGCATGTCTTTATACTTCTTAAAGAAAAACCGCCCTAACCAATACGCCTCCCATACCGTAGAACATTCCTCACAGTACCGCAATGTACACTTTTTATAATCGGCTTCAGTAGCCTTTACACCTTGTAAATAATACTCTATCTCTTTTCTCATTATAATCCTTTGAATCTTATCTACTAATTTAACTACTATGGTAGATATTATGGTAGATTTTTTATTTTTACCTTTGGTAGTTAACTTTTACATTTTTTGAGTAACGCTACCCCCCAAAACCAGAATTAGCCTATCCGCTTACCCCCCTTTGATTAAAATAACGCTCAAAACGTGCATAAAAATATCATGAAAAATGCCTACAAAATCGGGTTAAATATGTAAGTTCAAATCACGTAATCAAATAGCAATCCCATTGACGTAAATAAACGAGCCTATTAATTGACGTTTTACGGCTGTAAATTGGTTTCGGTGGTGTATTGGTTCGAATTGGTGTTTAATCTCTTGAAATATGGCTATTTATGGACGTTTTAAGGGTATGGTAGTAATTCGGGGATAATACGAGACGTAAAAGCCCTATTTTACTAATATATTACTAAATATAGTTATTTAAATAAAAGCGGGTTTAATTGG